ATTAGGTAGAGGACAAGACAACGAAGCCTTAACTAGATTTATGGGAACAGTAGCACAAACTCTAGGACCAGAAGCTTTAGTTAAATTCATAGATCCGTCTGAAGCTATATACAGATTAGCAGCAGCACAGGGTATAGATGTATTAAACCTAATCAAGACTCCAGAACAGCTAGAAGCAATGAAGCAAGAGCAGATGCAGTTAATGGCACAGCAAGAGCTTGTGAAACAAACAGGACAACTTGCAGGCACACCACTTATGGACCCAACAAAGAATCCAGCATTAGCAGAGCAAGCATCTTCAGCTATAGAAAATCTAGTAGGCGGAGATACACCCGAACCACCACAAGAAGACCCCCAACAGTAAATGGAAAACAATACATTCACCGTAGATACTACACTACCTACCGAAACTTTGTCTGACAATCTTACGTCAGACGAAGTTGATTCTTTAAAAGTTGGTGAAGAGCTAGCTGAACAACAAGAATCATTATTAGCTGGTAAGTATAGATCTGCTGAAGAATTAGAAAAAGCTTATAAAGAGTTAGAAGCTAAGTTAGGTGATCAAGAATCTGAAGCCAAAGTTGAATCAGAACCAGAGGAAACTGAAGAGTCAGAACCAGAGAAAACTGAAGAACCAACATTATCAGATAATGCTGAACTTATTTCATCAGCTTCTGATGAATATTATGCAAATGAAGGTAAGTTATCAACTGAAACCTTAGATAAATTTAAAGGTTTATCTAGTGAAGAGTTAGTTAATGCTTATATAGAGTTAAATAAAAATTCTGAAACAGAAGAAGCTACATCTGCTGCAAATGATTTATCTGAATCACAAATTAATTCAGTTAAAAGTTCTGTAGGAGGAGACGAGGCTTATACTAATATTGTTAAATGGGCAAGCACCAATCTTGATACGCAATCTATAGAAGCATTTGATAATATTATGAGTGAAGGTAACATCGGTGCTATACAATTAGCAGTTAACGGATTGAAGTCACAGTACGAACAAGCAAACGGATACGAAGGAAAAATGTATACAGGAAAAGCACCAACATCCACTAAGGATACATTCCGTAGTCAGGCAGAACTGGTAGCAGCTATGAGCGACAAGAGGTATGATAGAGACCCTGCCTACAGGCAAGACGTTATCGAAAAACTAGACAGATCAGATTTAAACTTTTAACAAAGGAGTAAAACAGTAATGCCCGGAAAAGAACCAAACAGAGAGGATGCACCTTACAGACCGTGGGGTCCCTCACATCCTGACCATCCTGATTACGGTAAGAAACCTAAGAAAGCGAAGCTGAAGAGAAAAGTTAATAGCGTAAACGCTTAGAAAACATTATGGCTACATCAACATCAACAAAGAAGAAAAAGAAGGTAGAACGATTAGACTTAAAGATAGCACATGGTACACACGTCGATAAACCTGATTTCCAGTTACCTGATGGTCGTGATTATTACAGAGACCCTAAGCATAACTGGCAAGATCATATAGGAAATGATCCTAGTGGCAACCCTATACTGTATAGGGATGTCCCTTTGTATAACAAAGAAGGTAAACCTCTTCCTATCACTAGAGATAATGACGGAATGGTTCGTCAAGAGTACCACGAATTTAACAACAGTATGCACCAAGTATACGGCTTTCCTGATACTGATGCCGGTCGAGCTAGGTATCAAGAACTAAAAAAGAAATACGGAATTTAACATGGCACCAACATGGGATGAAGAACGTAGGCTAGGAGACACTATAGCCGAACGTCAGATACAAAGAGCAAGAGAAGCTCAGAAAGAATATCGTGATCATAACTTTGAACAAGAAAGAAAGAAGTATCACGACAAGTATATGAAGCAACAGCTAAGGGATAGGTAAAAAAAATGGTACACGATCCGCTTAAAAAAAGTCGTGGTGCTTTCGACAAAGCTGTGAAAGATGCTCAAGGTGATGTACAAAAACTCAAAGATGCTATTAAATTATATCCTAAGAAAGCTAAAGCAAAAAAAGTCAACGAGGTAAACGTATAGTAATCATAGCGGCGACCCGAATCGTATCGTCCTCGCCATATGTATACTACCCAAACCGAACTCATGATTACTACCGAATACGGTAAACAAAATATTTTTCCAACAGAAACACCCCCAAGACTTATGACAAATCATAACCATAGTAACGATCAGTGGCACGAGGCTGAGGAATTAAACGGACGACTAGCTATGCTAGGATTCTCCGCAGCACTAGGTGCTTACATTTTTACAGGTCAAATTATACCCGGAATTTTTTAATGAAAAATTTTATCTTAGTTGCAGTAGCAGCTACAATATCTTCTCCAGTACTAGCTGGTCCTTACGTTAACGTAGAGACTAAATCTAGCTTTACTGGATCAGATTACACATCAACATCTACAGACCTACACTTAGGTTTTGAAGGTAAGGCTAAAGATCTAGCTTGGTATATCCAAGGTGGTAAGACTCTTAAGTCTGCTGATGGTGGAGATTCTGATACTAATTGGTCTGGTAAAACAGGAGCTAAACTACCTGTAACAGATAAGTTAGGTATCTACGGTGAATTAAACTTCGCACAAGTAGAAGGATCTGACAATAAGTGGGGTACTAAGTTAGGAACTAAATTTACTTTCTAATAAATGGCAACTATACAACTTACTAAACCAACCAGCAATTGGGACAGTTTTTGTGAGTGGGTAACTAGCACCGAGAACCGCCTCTATGTAGGTTGGTTCGGTGTGCTTATGATACCTTGTCTACTAACTGCCACTACTTGCTTTATACTTGCCTTCATCGCAGCACCGCCTGTAGATATAGATGGCATACGTGAGCCTGTTTCCGGCTCCTTATTATATGGGAACAACATAATATCAGGAGCTGTGGTTCCAAGCTCTAATGCAATCGGAATGCAC